CATTCATACGATTTTCAATCCAACGAATAGATGTCTGACCAGACATGGTAATAGCTTCTGCATTCGCCAGTTTGAAATACCTGAAGTATGCGTTACCAATAGCACCATAGGCAGAGTTCAGACAGATCTTTCTCACCATCTGGAAGTTGTTGAACTTAGCGATGTCTTTTACGGTCTGTTCCTTAAGTCTCCTGAGTTGAGAATCAGACAGTTTACTGTAGTCACTATCTGATACAACAATCTCCTCCTCTGGTCCTTCTCCAGATCCTCCAATAAGATAACCCACTACTTCAAACCTCTCTTCTTCATTTCAGCTTCAATGTCCACAAGTTTCTGTTTAGACTTCAACATCTCCTTCTTGAATGCCTTACGTTCAGCATACATCTTTTCCATCAGTTCGGGAAGGAAACCTTTCACATCTTTACGATACATTGCACCATTAGCACAGACCGCATAGTCACTATACATCTCAAACTCAATCTTCTCATCCAAGATCTTTTGAATAGTAACTGATGGGTGTTTCTCCTCCAACAAAGTCTCAGGTGAAATGTTGTATTGCATAATCAGGTGAGGATACAGAGAGTTCAAGTCAAAACTCACAACCCAATCATACACACCTGGTTTTGGTTCCTTCACATAGGCACCAGCAAACTTATCACTCTTGTCAGTATTTACTTTAGGAGGAACAACGATGTTTCTCTTCTTGAGATAGTTGAAGATAATCGTATCCCACAACCTCACCTGATACATCGGGTCACCAAAGTTTACCTTACCATCATAGGCCATGGTAATAACCAGTTCAATCAATCGGAGTTTATCTTCCAATCTATCAACCAGTTCCACGTCAACAATGTTGTAGTCTACAAACTTTTTCCAGTTTCCATTGTAGAACTCTTTGAATGTATCAAACTCAGAGTGGTCAAGTTTCTGTTGTCCAAGTTCTACGTTTGCAATGTAATCCAATCGATAACTCTCTTGGTTTACATAGGTGAACTTCTTATACAACTCCAGATAGTCCAAATCAGTAATACCACCAATGTCATAGACATTGAATGCACGACCATTGATATAGATCTCCTTCTTGGTTGCCAGTCCCCATGGAGACAGGTTTCTAAGTGCTCTCTCACCCAGAACCCTATCAATCCTTCCACAAATATACGGGATGTCATACAGACGGGTATTCCAACCAGTCACAACATCAGGATAGTCACTCATCCACCAATCGATGAATGCAAGAAGCATGTCCCTTTCTTCAGGATAGTAATGATAAGTAACGTTCTTCTGTGTAGGAGTATATGGTTTCCTGCCCCAAGTAGTTACAGTCTTGGTTGAATAGTCTTGAATGGAGATAGTCAACATCTCTTCATCACAAGAATCAGGAGAGGGGAATCCCTCTTCTGATGCAACCTCAATGTCAATAGTCAAGAGACGCATCTTCTTAATATCGAACTTGATCTCGTCTTGAGGATACTTATCAGAAATATATTGATAGATATACCTCTCGTTTCCGTAGATCTTAAATCCATCAACATCTTCATACTTTTTGAAGAAGTCTCTACAATCTCTTACTGTTCCAGGTTGAATAGCCTCAACATATTCACCTTCCAGTGTTTTGTACTCTGTAGGTGTTTTTGATTTCACATACAGAGTTGGACGATAATTGTCATCACGATATTGAACTCTCTTTCCATCTTCATAACCACGAACAAGGAACTGATTTCCAATCATCTGGATGTTCGTATAGAAGTTCATTCTGTCAGTAGTTCCTCGTATTTCACTTTCAGTTTACCATTAGGTTCCATGATCGTCAAAATGTTATCAGAATGAATCATAAACTCATTCTGAGTTGTGAGATCGACAAACCAGGGAACCAGTTCCATTGTATTAGGATTCAGATCAAAGGGTTCGATCAGTTTACAGTCTGGTTCACCCAGGTCTGCAGTCACTTCTTCAATCTGAGTCAGAATCAGTCTCTGATCCTTCAGTGACAGTAGTTTCAGATTTTCTATCTTCATTTTTCTTCACTCCTTTTTCAAAAGCTTCTTTCAGTGCATCAATTGGTTCAGTTACAGTCACAACCCAGTCTGCAACTACAGGAATCATTTCATCCTTACTCAATGGCATCCATGGAGTAAGTTCTGGTTTGAACAATTGTTTCTTACTACCTTCATGAGTTGATTCTTGTCCGATCAACTTAACACGACATGGATACCTGAGAAAATAACCAACCACAGTGGGTTTTTCCTGATCACCGACACACATTTCTTTTACGTCGGCAATCACATCTTCACCAGACTTCAGTAACAAAAGTTTTACAGTCATCTTTATACAATACCTCTCTATAATTATACAAATAAAAAAGAGGGGTGTCAACTGGTTTTGGCCAGTTACCCCTCTGTCTTGCGACGACGATATTCAGTTTTATTTATGGAGTTGTTAGATAAAAATTAGGTGGGGCGTTAGGATAATATGGGACCGATTGACCAATTACTAAAAAGAGTCATTGCTGTTCCAATTGTAAGAGTGGCGGCTGTAAAGTTCATAAGTCGTCCTCTATGGTACATCTTTATATAGGAAAAGTGTATCATAGTGATACACTTTTGTATCAATGACTTCCAAAATTAGTCAGGATATCAGAACCAGTCCTTCCTTTTATGATGATCAGGGACTACACGACCAAGTGTGACAGTCAATAACCCATTCTCAAATTCAACTGATCTAACTTCCGTTTCATCACTGAGGGTCCAAGCTCTGGTGAAAGATCTTGCAGCCACTCCTCGGTGGACATATGTTTTTTCTTCTGTTTCTCCTCGTTTACCTTCAACGTAAAGTTTTCCTTCTTGTGTGTAGACATTTACTTCTTCTTTCTTAAATCCTGCCAGTGCCAATTCAAGTACAACTTCTGTTTCACTTACTTGAATAAGGTTATATGGAGGATAGTTCGTTTGTTCTTGGGTCCTGAACAGTCTATCGAAATAGTCATCCATCCCAATGGTGTTTCGTGTGATCCTGTCCATCAACTGGTCCAGGTTCGCAGCATTATACTTCATGAGGTTAGTCATTTACTTCTCCTTTGAAAGCGAGATTTGATTGTGTGGACCCCGAAGGCATCCATACTTATTTATATCATAAAACGAAAAAAGGAAGTGTAGTAAGAACCACACTTCCTCATAGGGGTTTCCGACATTCGTAGAGTCTGCACGAAAGACTCAGTTTTATTTATTCGGATTTTTCTGTTTTACTATTCTTTTTACCAATGTTGTACTTCTGTTCCAGAGTCCACTCATTCTTATCTCTATAAGGAAGAACTTTGATCTGATTCAAAGGAGCAATATCGAGAATGGATTCTTCTACCACCACATCAATGAGTCCCCAATCAACAAGCAGACGAGTAATACGATTCCTACGCTGAACATCGTTAATAGTAAGGTTAGCGTACTTGCCATCCAGAGCAAATAGTTCTTTGAAGTGAACTATGTAATATTTACCCTGTTTATGGAGAATATGGCAAGATTGGTAAAGTTTCTTTTCTTTTCTAGAAGCTACACCAATACGGGTCAAGGTCTCACGAACTTTCAGAAAGTCATCAGGTTCATTGAGCCTAACCTCTACCATCTGTTCTTTAGACCAATTAACCTGAGGTTCAACAGTCTGTGTCATTTTTTTCCACCAGTATCAAGTCGTTGTTTAATAAAATTAAGTTGCTCATTGGATAAAATTTTCAAAGCCTGAGAAGCTTTTTCATTACTATAACCATAGTAACGTTTCACAACCTCTAAATCTGAGATCTTATCTTTACGGAGCCAAGGAGAGAATCTCTTCCTCTTTCTCAAAGTATTTAGATAAAATTCATATTGTATATCTTTATCAAGAAAGTGATACTTGTTCATTTCATTGACAAACATAATACAATCCATGTGTCCAGAGAGACAACGATTGATGATGTATGGTGGATAATCTTTAATCAACGAAGGATCTTCCTGAATCAGGTTCTCCTTCGTGAAGTTGAGTGAGTTCAACCAGTCTTTTAGTTCCATAATTTAGAGAATCAATTTCTTCTTATCTGGTGTTACCAGTTTACTTCCGTAGATTTCATTATACTTCTTGGTCACACCTTCATCAACTTCTGCAATGTAAACAATATGATTTTTGTTTACAGTAATTTCAGGTTGATCTTTATCAATCACAGTTGCCCAAGGAGCAAATCCAACACTCTGACCTGAAGGAAGAACAACCAGACCATTTTGAACAGTCACAGTTGATTCATCCTCGGAAAGAAGATCTGCAATTACTTCTTCACCTGTGATGATACGAAACAGTTTTACGTTAGTCATTTAACTTCTCAATGTATTGGTAAATTAGTTGCCATCCAAACTCATATGTATCTCCATTCTCATCTTGAAGATAAAAAGGAATGGTTGGATAACGTCTTTTTGCTGTGTAGAACTGACTGATGACAGCATAATCATCATCTACACAACGTTCTTTTTCTAGTTGTTCCTCTGTCATTTGAACTCACACTCAACCATAATTTCTGTCAACGCCGCAAGGAAGTTGATTTCTTGGTCTGCAACGAAGGCACCTTGATACTGATACTTAGCAATGACAAGCACAGCAGCAGGAATAGAATTGTTTTCAAGGGATACAAGAAGAGCATCGTAAATGCGACGAAACAGTACCCCAGGATCATTGTCCAGATTAGAAACGACCCACTTACGAACTTCAGAGAAGTTCTTTTCCTTAAGAGTTTTGATAAGATCATTTACAGAAACGTCAGAGAACGAAGCAAGAATTGCAGAGTCAATACTTCCACTAGAGGAATATCGTTGACACTCATTGAGAACACGACGCCAATCAGGGAAGTGTTTGTTGATGAGTTCTACCAGGACCTTGTTATCATATTTAATACCTTCTGTATCCAAGATTTCTTGGAGACGTTTGAAGAATCCTGCAGCAATCTGTTGTTTCTCTTTTCCTTTGATTCCAAACTCAATACAGGCACATCGAGAGTGGAGAGGTTCGATGATTTTGTTTTTGTAGTTACAGGTGAAGATGAATCGACAGTTGTTATAAAACGTCTCAATATTAGCCCGTAGGAGGAGCTGTACATCGTTCCCTGTGTTGTCAGCCTCATCAATGATGATGACTTTGTGTTTAGCAGTTGACGAAAGTGATACGGTCGAAGCAAAGTTCTTGGCCTGATTCCGTACAGTGTCAAGAAATCGACCTTCGTCGGATCCGTTGATGACATAATAGTCTACTCCAAGTTCATGACATAGTGCTTTTGCAACGGTGGTCTTACCTACACCAGGAGGTCCAGACAGAAGAAGGTTAGGAACCTCACCCTTCTCCAGGAACTCCTTGAAGGTCTTCTTAGTAGCCTCTGGGAGGATACAATCATCAATGGTCTGTGGACGATATTTCTCAACCCACAGAAAGTCAGTGTTGTTCATAATCAAATAATCAAACCCATTCTGGTTTACGTTCTGGATACCGAAGATAGTTGTCTTTCACCCATGGTTTGGATGAGATATACATTTTGTATTTGCTGTAGATATCAATAGTATCATACTTGAACTCATCAGGTCCAGCAAATACAAAAGGTGTAACCTTGTTTAGATCTCCCTTTGGAAACAAGTCAAGTGCTTCCACAAGAGTCTTGTAACACGAATGTACTTTATCATACCTGATGAAGTATTCGTGACACATATGAAGACCGTGTTTGATCAACCAATAAGAGTTATGAATGCTCTCTGATGCCCACTTAGTACACGGGTGGTTTCGGAATGCACCTTTTTCAGTTTTGTATGGTTGTCCATCAAGACGATGAAGTTCTCCATATCCATGCCCCCATTTGTCAGATGCTACAATAGAAAGCATTTGACAACACTCAAGTGGCATCTTGACAATGTGTTTATCAGGAAGGACTATCGCTGATTTTTTTGGACTCGAAGAAGTCACGAAGATATTCATCAGTAAAGAATTGCATGAGATAGGATACACCCCAGTCTAGTGTGCCAGGGGGAAATACGTCAACGTTCTCTTCAAGAATCTTCTTAGCATCAAGAAGTCTTTGCATACCACATACTTGTGCAGACGCTCTAGAGATTTCAAAGAACTCTTCAAAGTCTTCCTCATTACCCTGTTTGACTCCACTGATATAGAGTTCACGAGCACGACGAAGAAGTTCTTCAGTCTTAGGTTTGAAGGTAATCGTTTCCTCTTTGAGAGGGATTGCCATGTTCTTCATACATGACATACTAAACTTCATTGTAGCTCTTGTCTCCTCAACAGGTAATGCGTCAGGAGACTTGTCACGGAATGAGTGTTGGATAACACCATTTGTACATTCCATCACACGAAGAACTGCAATCTTATTGAGTTCTGAGTCTGTTAACTCATTATACTTTTCTTTCCAATTTGTCATGACAATAATTTACTGAAACTAATTGCTAGAAGAAATCCTAGCATAACAACCACATCCCAAGATTTGGTTCTAATAAAATAAGGAATTGACAGGGTATCTGCAATTACATTCATCACAACCCCTGTCAATACATTAACGTGTAATACGACAAAGTAGGCAGTAATCACTAGGATACTACCTACAATCCTCATGGGAATATCAATTGACACGTCTTGCCCCACCACAAATGGTAGCGGAGGGAATTTGAGCTTGTGCAATTTTCTTTGCATCATGTTGATAATTTGCTTCCACAATTATTTTGTGATACTTACTCCCCGTAGTGGGGAGTCGATATGTCAACTCCCACTTTTGCATATCAACCTCCAAAAGTTGAATCGGGTTCAAGAGCGATGTAGTAAGTCAGATCATAGTTCTTGTTAGTGAACTTAGCCAGGAGTTTCTGAGATACAGTGATCTCATAGGTTCCAGGAATGATCTTGATGTTCTCGACCTTGAAGTTGAAAACAAACTCAGAAGAGGTCTCACCAACAACGATAGAGAAATCATTGGAGGTGTCGTTCTTCTTGTCACGAACCACCAGTTTAACAACATCTGCCTCACCAACGACAGAGAGATCAGGGAGTTGATAAACAGCAGCTGCTTTGAGAAGTTTGTCCAACTGTTGAGTATCCAGGTCAAAGGTCACATCTTCAGAAGGAAGAGTAATGTCCTTTTCAGGAGGAGTCACAATGACGTTCTTATCAGCAAAGAAATACTTAGAACGAGAACGACCTTCTTTGATCACAACATAACCATCATTGTCGAAGTCCAGGTCAGGACTTGCGTGAAGGTTCAAACCATTAAGAAATTGGTTCAGATCGTAGATACCAAAGTCCTTGGGAATATCCTCATCAATCTCAGCCTCTGCCAAGATATTCTTCATCACAGAAATAGTACGAAGTTTGTTACCTTCCTTGAAGAGGATAGATTGGTTGATAGAAGAGAAGTTCTTCAGAATATTGACAGTCTTGTCAGAGAGTTTCATTGTCATTGATTGTAGGTTTCACGTTGGGCGTTCTTGTCATTAAAGTGTAACAGGAGAACTGCATAATGTAAAATCTTCAAGATGTCACGTCGTGCAGTACCTTTCTTGTCATAGCGAGAGGCATACTTGAGAATGTTGGATCTACAGAATGCTTCACCATCACCACAAGCTTCAATAAGATCTAATGTTTGAATCTTATTATCACCTGCGGAGTAATGAGCATTGTAAGTTCCACGAATATACTCAAGAAGTTCTTCCAGAAGTTCTTCTTCATTATACTTCCAAGGTGTTGAATAAAGTGGGGTAAACTCAACCTTATCATCACCAAATTTAATCACATCGTCATTCATAGCGTCGTATAAAAAAGACCAAGAGTTTCCCATATTCTATCAAATAACTTCTGACTGGTCAATAGGATTGTAGTCCTTCATTGCTTCTTCGTCAAGAGAAGGTGTGGAGTCTGCATCAACCTTGTCATACAATTCCATGAAAGACATTTTGGTCTCATCATCGAATCGTGCAGTACAGACATCAATTGCTTTCATCTTGTTACCAAAGATGTTGTAAGCCTGAA